GTGAAGCATTGGCTGAAGCACAAGCAGCAGATATCTCAACCGTTATCGGTCCAGAGATTGATGCGCTACGTCGTTTCCGCACAATCGGTTGGTACTACTTCGGAGGCTTTGCACGCCTTCGTGAAGCTGCGCTCTATCGCATTGAGTCAGCCGCAACAAACGGATAATTCCGCTAGTGCAACGGCAGGGGTGGGGTCAAACCCACCTCTGTCACTTAGGAAAGGTTGGATATGGCATACACACTAATGACTCCCTACCAGTGGCAAACTTGGGGAACGGACTATAACGAGTTCACTCCATACTCACGCCTTGCAGGTCGTCGCTTTAATGGTGGCACTATTGATGGAGCTATCGCTCCTAGCCTTACAGATATCCCACGAGGACAGACTTTAATTGTTAATGGAACTACAGTAACTGCTACGTTAACTCCAAGCCAAGATGATCTAGCAGCAGCTAGTTATTACTTCCTTGGTGGACACGAGTACGAGATTAGCGACTACCAGGCAGGTGTGCTTACTGCTGCAGGATATGGAAGTTGGTTAACTCCAGTATGAGTTTACATAGACGCACCACGCATCTTGAGTATGTAGAAGATTGCTTCGGTTGCAAAGTGGGAGAACTAGAGTTGAGCGTAGGTGTGGCAAACCACAGAGAATTACCTACCGCTAAGCAACACGATAGGGAACTACAGTCCTATTACGATGCAACACGGCAAGGTATAGAACCTCGTTCAACAAAGAGTAAAGATATAGATGCAGCAGTTAAACTTTCCAACGAAGCTGGTAAGGCTTTCGATGGAATCTCAATGACATTTAAGGAGTAACAATGAGTCAAAACGGTATGGAAACAACCGCTATGGAGCAGGATGAAAACATCCCTGCCTATGCACCAGCAGATAAGCAGTATGCAAGCAATACAAAGTACACAACTTATGAATCACTACAAACTGGATCAATGGGAAAGGCGGCAAAGTAATGAAGAAGAAGCCTATGGCATCAAAGTGCAAGAAGTGCGGTAAGTCAAGCAAAGCGTGCAAGTGCTAATGAAGAAAGCCAAGCCAAAGACTAAAGTTGAAAAGGTAATGCACGAGTTTAAGACTGGAACCCTACACTCAGGTAAGAAGGGTCCAGTAGTAAAGAATCGTAAGCAAGCAATTGCAATTGCATTATCAGAAGCAAAAATGTCCAAGAAGAAAATGGGTAAGAAGAAGTAAATGGCAAAGACTCCAGCGTGGCAGAGAGCAGAAGGTAAGAACCCCAAGGGTGGCCTGAATGCAAAAGGTCGTGCCTCTGCCAAAGCTGCGGGTATGAATCTCAAGCCTCCAGTTAAGAAGGCCGAGGCTGCTAAGTCTCCTAAGTCTGCAGCAAGACGTAAGTCTTTCTGTGGTCGTATGTGTGGGATGAAAGCCAAGAACACTTCTAGTAAGACAGCTAAAGATCCAAACTCAAGAATAAACAAGTCGCTACGCGCTTGGGATTGTAGTTGCAAATGAAGAAGACAGCATTCTGGGATAAACCAAATCCTAAAAAGAAATCAACACCATTAACGCCAGAGCAAAAGAAACAAGCAAAGGCAAAAGCCAAAGCAGCAGGGCGACCATACCCCAATCTAGTAGATAATGCTGCGGTCAAGAGAACTAAGAAGAAGTAGGAGACATAGGTGGCACTAGGACAATACGGCACAACGTTATTAGATGAACTTAATCGTTTGGCTAATGGTGGCACCTATCGAGCACCAGGAGCAATGGTTGGTGAGGCACTTGCTGCTCGTCAATGGGCAGTAGCACGTTCAGTATCTACAAACTTAACAGACACAGTAGGAGTTCTCAATGCGATTGCGGGTACGACTACTACTAATCGCCTTGATTACAATGGCGTATGCAATGCTATCGCTGGTACTTTTCAACTACCTGCAGCGCAAGCTCTCAGAGCGGTGTCATCTTGAGTGCTAAATATAACTTGGTCTGTGATCAGGCCACTACATTTAACTTTCAGTTCCAGATACTTAACGACCAAACTCCTTGGAGTTTAGGTGGTTACACTGGCACTATGACTGTTAGACCATTCGTTGGTGCATCTACTACAACTATCGTTGCAACCACAGAAAACGGTGGTATGACTTTAGACCAATCAACAGGTCGAGTTACAGTCACATTTAGTGCTACAGCTACAGGTGCTATTGCAGCAGGTCGTTATTCATATGACCTAATACTTACATCTGGTGTAACAGTTACCAGAATTTTAGAAGGCAAATTTATTGTGACAGGAGCGGTGACAACAGCGTGAGCACAATAATTGTTATTGAAAACATTACGCCACAAGTGGCGGTAGAACTTTCACAAGATCAAGGTCCTCAAGGTGGCGAAGGTGCCACTGGCCCAACAGGACCTTCTGGTCCTGCGGGAGCAACTGGACCAACAGGTGCTACAGGTACAACAGGTGTAACTGGTGCTACTGGTCCGATAGGAGCAACAGGTGTTACAGGTGATACTGGACCGACTGGCCCGACGGGTACCACTGGTCCTACTGGAACTACGGGCGCCACAGGACCTGCAGGCGCAACGGGTCCTGCGGGAACAACAGGTGCAACAGGACCTGTTGGCGCTACAGGCGTCACGGGAGTTACTGGACCTACGGGACCAGTTGGTGCAACTGGAACGACAGGAGCAGTTGGTGCGACAGGACCTGCAGGAGCGACTGGCCCACAAGGTACCACAGGTCCCACAGGCCCTGTAGGGGCTACTGGAGCCACAGGAGCGCAGGGTTATAGTGTTCTTAACGGGATAGTAGATCCGACCACTGAGGGAGTCAACGGTGACTTCTATATCAACACCGTATCTAATAAGATTTTTGGACCAAAGGCAGCAGGCGTATGGCCTGCTGGGGTTAATATCGTTGGACCAACTGGAGCCACAGGCCCAGTAGGAGCAACAGGACCGCAAGGAGTTACAGGCAATGTTGGACCTACTGGTATTACTGGTGCCACTGGCCCTATTGGGGCTACTGGTCCTGTTGGATCAACTGGACCGATAGGTGCTACTGGAGCAACTGGTCCTGCAGGTACTAATGGAGCAACTGGTGCTACAGGACCTACAGGTCCTACTGGTGCGACAGGCCCTGGAGCAGATGCCATTCCCGTAGCTTTGTTCTTAGGTGGAATGTAGGATTCTCTTATGAGATTCCACGTTATCAGCCTGCCACATACGCAAACAACTAAAGAGTACGTCAACTGCGCTTATACTGAAAAGGTTAGACGCTTTTGTATAATGATGAAATCACTAGGCCATACGGTCTATCTCTATGCTAGTGAAGATAACGAAGCTCCAGTAGATGAGTTAATTACTTGTATTACTAAAGAGCAACAAGTAGAAGCACTAGCAGGTAAACACTTTACAGAAGCAGCCTTTGATAATAGTTTACCGCACTGGCAAATCTTTAATGGCAAGGCTATTGAAGAGTTAGGCAAGCGCCTAGAGAAGAAAGACTTTATCTGTCTTATCGGTGGAGCATCACAAGAACCTATCGCTAAGGCTTATCCAAGCCACATCAGCGTAGAGTTTGGTGTGGGTTACGGTGGAGTATTTAGTAAGTTCAAAGTGTTTGAATCTTACGCTTGGATGCACAGCATCTATGCAATGTTTAAGAACCCTACGCTAGTAGATGGCAACTTCTATGATGCGGTAATCCCAGGATACTTAGAGCCTGAGATGTTTCCATTGCAAGAAAAGAAAGAAGATTACTACCTCTACGTTGGACGTATGGTAGATCGTAAAGGTATTGGAATTGCTCAGCACGTCTGTCAAGAGATGGGCTTGAAGCTGATTATGGCAGGACCTGGTAAAGACCCAAAGATTGAGTATGGCGAATGGGTAGGACCAGTAGGACCAGAAGAGCGAGCAAAGTTAATGGGCGGTGCTATTGCCCTATTTGCTCCAACGCTTTACATAGAACCTTTCGGTAACGTTGTTATCGAAGCACAAGCCTGTGGAACTCCAACGATTACCACAGACTGGGGAGCATTCACAGAGACTAATCCACAAGGTGTTACTGGATATCGTTGCAGAAATGCAATGGAGTTTGCAGTAGCTACAGAGTGGGTAAAGAGTTTAGACCCAGTAGCAATACATAAGCGAGCAGTGTCCTTGTATTCCTTGGATGCTATCGCACCACAATATGAACAGTATTTTGCACGACTGCTAACTCTATGGGGAGATGGCTGGTATGAGAGGAAATAATGCCAACGCTGAATGAACTGGTAGATGAAGTAAAGGCTAACCTTCAAGGTTACACACTTCGTCAGGACCGCATTACCTATGTTGCTAACCCTTCAGGGCTAACTACAACAACTACTGAGATCCTTGTAGGTAGCCAAAACAACCTTGCTAAAGGTGTCATCGAGATTGATGACGAACTACTCTGGATTGATTCATTCGACAAGGCAAGCAATACGCTCAATGTTATTCCAGGCTTTGGTCGTGGATACCAGGGAACTACAGCATCGCCTCACGCACAGTATGCCCAAGTAACTCTGTCTCCTACCTTCCCACGTAATAACATCAAGAAGGCTATCAACGACACAATCAACAGCTTCTATCCTAAGCTCTGGATTCCTAGTTCATATACATTTACCTTTAACGCATCTCAGACTACATACCCATTGCCTGATGATTGCGAAGATATCTTGTTTATCTCTTGGCAGACTACTGGCTCTAGCCAGGAATGGCTACCAGTAAATCGCTGGCGCTTAGATGGTATGGCAAATGCTGCCACCTTTAATACACAGAATACAATTAACATCTATGAGAACGTACAACCTGGTCGTACAATTCAAGTTTGGTATACCTCAACACCGAACACTCTTGATGCAAACACAGATGATTTTGCTGACGTTACTGGTCTACCAGATTCTTGTAAGGATGTTGTTACTCTCGGAGCTGCCTACAAGTTACTCTCTTACCTTGACGCTGGACGAATCAATCTCTCTAGTGCTGAGGCAGATCTAAACGATTCCAAGATTCCATCATCTGCAGGCGTTGCCGCATCTCGTTACATCTTTGCTCTATACCAGCAACGACTACAAGAAGAAGCCTTGAAGCTGGCAGACAAGTATCCAATCCGTATTCACTACACACGTTAAGTAAGGAAAGACAATGACACGTAAGTTCTCCAGTATCTCGGTTGAGACAGCACTTGCCTCTAGCATCTCAAACAGTGCAACGAGTATGACTGTTAGTTCTGGTACAGGTTCTGCCCTTCTTGGCGGTGTAACCCTTGCTCCAGGTAACGTTGATACCTTTGGTGTAGCACTAGATGTTGACACCCAGAATGAAGAAATTATCTATATTACAGCCAACTCCAGCGATACGTTTACTATCGTTAGAGGTCAGGCTGGAACATCTGCTATAGCCCATACAGCAGGTGCATCAGTTCAGCACGTACTCAACTCAGCAGATCTCAATGCCTTTGAAGCAGGACTAGATAGCGGTTCAGGTGGAACCGTTAGTGGCTTGCTTCTAATGGGCGGTTAACCAAACACTACAGTAAAGGAAAAAAATAAATGGCAACAAATTACAAGGTGCTTGGTCAATCGAACCCAGCAGCTACAACAGCAACAACACTCTACACAGTACCTGCTGCTACACAAGCAATCGTATCTACAGTCACAGTCTGTAATCAGACAGCAACTGCAGGCACATACCGTATTGCAGTCCGTGTAGCAGGTGCAGCATTAGCTGCATCACAGTACTTGGCTTATGATGTATCACTTCCTGGTAACGCCTCAGATACCTTAACTCTTGGTATCACTCTGGGAGCAACAGATGTAATCACAGTTTATTCCTCAGCAGCTACATTCTCATTCAACGCATTCGGAAGCGAACTATCCTAATATGACTATCTCACGTATACCTTCGGTTGAGGGTGGTATTCAACCAACGCTATTAACAGCTAAGGGCGACCTTATCAGCGCAACGGCTGCATCTACTGTAGCTCGTTTGGCAGTCGGATCCGATGCACAAATACTTGTGGCGGATAGTACCACTTCAACAGGCTTGAAATGGGCAACGGCTGCAAGCGGTGGCACAACAGTTAAAGTCGTTTATGGTACATCATCAACAAGTTACACAAACTCATCAACAACTTACTCAAACACTTACACGCTTTCAATTACACCAACTGCCACAACAAGCAAAATTGCAGTTTTTGGTATGTTATCAACAAATGTTGTAACATCAAGTAGTGCTTACGGTGAAGCAAGATTGTATAATACAACACAATCAACGAATGGACCTGCTCAAGAAAGTAGTCAAGGAACGGCTAGTGGCACTTGGGTTTTCCCCCGCGCTTTAATTTGGTTAGATAGTCCTGCATCAACTAGCACGCAAACTTACACAATTCAGATTGCAAAAGGTTCAGCAGGTTCAGGTGATATTTCAACACAAGGTAATCCAATAGCATTAATGTTGATTGAAATAGGAGCGTAAAAATGGCAACAGGTACAGAGGTTTTAAGATTTTTACTGCCTGAGGGTGGTTGGTTTATTGCTGGCGATGAGTATGAAGGTATCCAGTTTTTAGAATGTGAGCCAATTACAAAGGCGCAATTCCAAGCAGGTTTTGCTCAATATGATGCTTGGAAGGCTGAGCAAGATGCAAAGGCAGCAGCCGAAAAAGCCGCACTATTAGCCAAACTAGGCATAACTGCCGATGAAGCAAAGTTACTGCTTTCATAGTGGAACACTTGACTGAGATGATTATTACTACAACGAAAGAAGGAAACTGATGGCTACAGGTCGCGTACCTACAACGGCGAACTCGCCCTTAACAGCAAAGGGTGATCTATTCACCTATTCTACGGCACCAGCAAGGTTGGCTGTCGGCAACAACGGAGAGCAAATCGTAGCCGATAGTTCCACATCAACAGGCTTGCGCTATCAATCAGCCTATAACGGCAACGCAATCATAAATGGCGGTTTTGACGTTTGGCAGCGTGGAACATCATTTACTGCTGGCTCTGTTTATTCTGCTGACCGTTGGTATTTGCCAGCAGTATCAGGTACTACAACAGTTTCACGCGATACAGATGTCCCAACAGGTTTAGCAGGTCAATACTCGATTAAGCAATTAACTGCCGCTGGCTCATCATTTGCTCAATGGGCAACACCTCTAGAAAGCGCAACAGTTATACCGTTACAAGGCAAAACTGTTGTTTTATCGTGGTTTATGAAAGTTAATGCCACTTGGTCTAATAATTTTGTTGCAAACATTTATTATTCAAATACAACCGATGCTCGTGCATCTCAAATAACGGCAGTAACTTTCACCGCTGCTGTTGCTCAAACGCCAACAACTTCTTGGGCACGCTTTTACGGTACTTTTACTGTTCCAACAGATGCTCAAGGATTGCTGGTTCAATTTAATCCATCCGTTGCTCAGGCTTCGGGTGCTGCTTTATGGATGGCTGGTGTTCAATTAGAAATTGGTTCAGTACCAACAACCTTTAAGCGCGCAGGGGGTACTATCCAAGGGGAATTAGCCGCTTGTCAGCGTTATTACTGGCGTGCTATTCCAGGAACATCAAGCACTTTTTGTACACTAAATGGTTTTAGCACTGCTAATGCGTATGGCGTAATTACTTACCCTATGACTATGCGGACGAATCCAACTCTAGGAACTACTGGAACTGCGTCCGATTATCGTGTTTATTTTAGCAATACAACAGTATGTAATGCTGTTCCATCTAATGGCGTAGGACTTAGTACTCAAAATGCAACTTTACAATGGGATGCTACTGGTGGCTGCGTGGCTAATGGCGCAGGCTTTGGTTGGTCTGCTTCAAGTGGTAATGGTTATCTAGAATTTAAGGCGGAATTATAAAATGAAAATATACGAAAAAGTAACAAGTTTAATGGGTAGCGAATCTATTAAATTAACCGATGATGACGGCAAGATTTACTATATTCCAATAGATGAAGCCAACTCTGACTATCAGGCATATCTTGCCTGGTTAGAAAATCCAGAGACGGCACTATCCACACCGAACGTGTAGGTAGTGCTATGATCTGCCTATGGAACTTATACCGCTAGAGCAGATACACGAGCAGCTACATAACCGCTACAAAACCAGTGGCTTCTCGGAGCAGCTCTTCAAGAACGACTGGCGTTTGATCCTAAGTCTTAACAACCACCCAGCAGTGGCTACCTATGCAGATGTTGAACGGGTAGTCCTGCGGGTGACTAGGCAATCCACTAGGGCTACCTATGTAGCACGCTTCAGGAGCTTGTATAAGGCTCTTAACAAGATGAACCTAGTCAATGGTAACAACCCAGCAGAAGAACTGCCACAGGTCAAGCCAGGACGTGGTGTGCCTAGGCCAGTAACCAAGGCTGAGTATGCCAAACTGTTAGCAGAGGCGAAGCCTCTCTACCACGACTGGTTCATACTAGGCGGTATGGTGGGTCTACGTGCTATGGAAGCAGCCAAGATTAAAGGCTCTGATCTGATAGAGCACGAGGATGGCTACAGCCTACGAGTACAGGGCAAAGGTGGGACTGACTTAATAGTTCCAATAGCACCCAGCGTAGCTGAGATGATTTTGTCCTATAAGACATTAGACAGGCTATGGCAGGTAACTGCCAACAAGTTTTCAGCAAGGGCAGCCAAAGAGATGCGTCGCATCTTAGGTCCTGATGCCAAGCACTTTCATAGTCTTCGCCATTACTTTGCAACCACAATGCTTGAGAAATCAGGCGGGGATTTGATTGCAGTTAAAGAACTTATGCGCCACACAAGTGTGGCAACAACACAGATTTATACCCAGTTAGCCCAAGGTAGAACTAGATCATTGGTGAACCTTTTAGAATAAGGAGTAAGTAGATGGCTGATAACCACGACATAACCGAGGCTATACCCTACATACTTTCCAACCCTGCTGGATCTACTAACTATTCAGCTACTGGTGAAGCCTACGACGTGGCTATTGGTGGACTACCGTTCTTCTTATTTAACTCTGATGATGCTCCTTATCGTCGCGTAACTGCCCAGTATCGTAAGCAACAGATTGACCAGTCCAGAGAACCAGGTGAGCAGACGCTTACTGGTTGGTGGCTACGCTCTCAATCCTCATTCCACTTTGGACAAGGCATCAAGTTCTTTGAACCTATCCAAGATGAGTCGCTTCGCTTCCAGTACACAGAGTCTAAAGGTATTGATGTCTGGACTAAGGGACAAGCTACCCTGCTCAAGTCTTGCGATAGCCAGCATTTAACCACTGGTGGCATCAGAACTAATGGTCGTCCGTGGCAGTTGATGCGTTCTATCCAATGGACTAAGAATTCAAATAACTACGATGGTGTTCTACTTACAGATGAATACGATGTGGATAAGGTCTTTCCAGCCATTACTGTATCTATTAACAACAAGGCACTGACTACAAACGTAGCAACGCTGACGACTAGTGCAGCACACGGTCTATCTACTGGTATGGAAATTACTATTACTGGCGTAGATGCTACCTTTAACGGTGATTACACCATTACTGGGGTGCCAACAACTACAACTTTTACATACGCTAAGACTGCATCTAACGTTGCATCTACTGCAGTATCTCCAGTAGGTACTGGCGTAGCAGAGATTATCCACTTCATTGACTATAACTCAGGATCAGACTATCCAGTACACGCTATCTGTGATGATGGTGTTTATGCCTATTGGGTCACCAACGTACTTAACGCTGGAACTCCACGCCTGAGAATTTACAAAAAGTTGCTATCTGATGATAGTTCTGTATCTCCTACTTTGATGATTAGCGCAAATACCATTACCGTAACTAACGCAGTAATGGAGTACACCAAAGAGCGTATCGTAATGTGTGTCAACGATAGTGTCTATGAGTTCTCTAGTACAGCATCAACTCTACCTACTGCGGTCTATACACATAATGACCCAGATCATATCTTTACTAGCATCACTTCTAGTGGTGCTGCTATCTACATCTCAGGCTACTCAGGTATCCAGTCAAATATCTACAAGTTTACCCTCTCTACTGCAGGTGCTATGCCTACGCTGACCAGTGCTATCACTGCAGCAGAACTACCAGTAGGTGAGATTGTATTTAAGATTTCTTACTACCTAGGCAATATGGCTATTGGTACTAGCCAAGGTATGCGTATGGCAGATGCTAGTCAGCTTGATGGTTCTATTACCTATGGCGCTTTAATCTTTGAATCAACTCAACCAGTCTATGACTTTGGTTTCCGTGATAGATATATCTGGGCTGCCTCTGGTGTTGATGGTCAAGTGGGTGTAACCCGCGTAGATATGGGGCAACCATTAGGTAACCTTCAGTTCCCTTATGCCTATGACTTGTATGACCCAGCAGATACGCTGACTCACTACACCACAGCCTGTGCTTTCCTTGGTGATACCAACCGCTTAGCATTCTGTAACGCTGGTAATGGTGCTGATGGTGCTATCTACATTGAATCAGCATCTACTTTATTAGCAGAAGGATTCTTGCGTACAGGATATGTACGCTACAACACACTAGAACTTAAAATCTTTAAGTTAATGCAGGCTCGTGTAGATACAGCTAATGGTGGTTTGCTCATTGACTCCATTGACTATGCAGATAACTATTTCCGTATTGGTACCTTTGCACAAGAGGCAACTGTTCCAGAAATTAACATTAACTATCCACAGGCATCACAAGAATACCTTGGTTTCCAGTTTACTTTAACTCGTTCAACTACTGATACAACTAAGGGACCGCTCTTTACTGGTTACCAGATTAAGGCTCTGCCTGCTATCCCACGTCAGCGACTTATCCAGTATCCACTCTCTTGCTTTGACCACGAATCAGATCACTTCGGTGTTGAGGTTGGCTATGAAGGTTCTGCTTACTCTCGTATGACTCAGCTTGAAACAATAGAAAATGCTGGAGATACCATCCGCATTGAAGACTTTAGAACTGGTGAGTCCTTCATTGGACTTATCGAAGAGATGGACTTTAGAAATGCAACACCTTCAGACAAACGATTCACTGGTTATGGTGGATTACTACTAGTGACAATTAGGACGGTCTAATGCAGGCACAAGACTACGCAACAGTAGCTGTTGCAGTGATGACAATAGTGGGTGGCTTTGCTGGCGCAATACGCTGGATGGTTAAGCACTATCTGATTGAACTTAAAAGCAATGGCGGATCGAGTATGCGTGACTCGTTAGACAGACTAGAACAGCGTGTTGACGATTTGTACAAGTTAGTAGCGGAGAAATAAATGGGACAGCGTAATCAATTTCTAATGGCAGCTCGTGCTGAGATTGGTACGATAGAAGGTCCAAAAGATAATGAAACAAAGTATGGAGCATTTACTAAGGCAAACTTTAAGCCTTGGTGTGGTTCATTTGTAATGTGGTGTGCCAACGAAGTTGGCTTAAAGATTCCAAACGTAGTCTCTACTACTGATGGAGCACAGAAGTTTCAATGTACTGGACGTTGGGCTAACACAGAAACTGCTAAGCCCGCACCTGGTGACTTGGCCTTCTTTGATTTCGCAGAGGGTGGAAACCCTATTGACCACGTTGGAATTGTTGTCAGAGATAATGGCGATGGAACCATTGTCACTATCGAAGGCAATACATCAGGTGATAAAAAGAAATCTACCAGTGAACGTAACGGTGGAGAAGTAGTCCAGAAGGTTAGGGCTTATCGCACTGATAACAAGAAAGGACTGAAGCTATTTATTGTTGGCTTCGGTAGTCCAAAGTTCAAAGACTAGGAGAACAAATGAACAAAGAGAAGTTAATCGCTATTGCAGGAACTTACCTACGTGCAGGAATTGCATCAGTAATTGCGCTATGGCTTGCAGGTGTGACAGACCCAAAGGCTCTGGCAACCGCAGGTATCGCAGCTATTGCAGGTCCAGTGCTCAAGGCACTAGATCCAAAGGCTGTAGAATTTGGTCGCAAGGCCAAGTAAGAAGTAACTGCGAGGCGAAGAGGCTCACTCCCTACGGGGAGTGGGCTTCTTTTTTTATGCCATTTTATCGGCAGGACAGGGAACTGTGACTAGGTTTCCACAACTAACGCAGGTTCCATCAAGGAACCACCAAACTATCTCGGAATCTTCAAAGCTCGCCATAACCTGGAAGACCTGCGACCCACAGGTACATACGTGAATAGGTCCTAAACCCCGCAAATCGGCCCCGAAAGGCTTAGGAATGGCATTCCAGATCTTAAACACAGACAGTCTGGGTAAGCGAAATTGCATATAATATGATAACGCTACCCTTGTGTCGTGTGACTAGCGACACGCCGTTGCTGGTAGCCTTGGTTTATGACAACAATTGTGGGTATTGAAGGTATTGATTATGCATTACTTGTAGCTGACTCACAAATTACAGAAGATAATCTAGTG